CTGCAAGAAGAATAAGCTGTAATGCATTTAAGAAAATCAATAAATGCTTACAAAATCTAGCCTAGACAGGGCAACCGCTATTCATGACGGCTGAACCTCCGGAATTGTCAAAGTAAAACACAAAAAGCACCTCGATCTTCTAATCTAAGTGATATTGTATTAACTAAACTCCATCATTGGAACATTTAGATTAAAAGAGGTACTTGTTGTTCATAACTAACAAGTCCAGGCCAACCTTATTTCAACGGAGGTCGGCTCGGATCTCCTACAACTAAACCGTAAAGGTTGTAGGATAATGCCTGGGTGTCTAATCCAGGACCGCAAGACTGTGCGCCAACAGGGATTTCGTCATACCTAACACTCGAAATTTTTATACTCTCTAGAGTTAAAGAGTTTTTATAAAAATGCTATTAATAAATAGCAAGTTGTAGTGCCATAGGCGGTACTGAAAGAAAGTACGAAAAAGTACAATCATCAGCAGTAGCACGAAAGACACGAGTAGGAATAGCATCTAATACAGTAACATCGCTGTTTGTCAACATGCGAGTGACTGAAATTTCTGTTGCGGTTCCAGTAGCCAAACCTGTATGTACCGAATAAGAATATTGAGAGTTCATTGTATGATCAAAATTATGTCTTAAAGGAAATCTGTTATAATGAGGAACTTGCAATTCCTGATTTTCTTTAGTACTTGTAATAAGCATGGCAGAAGAAACATCTTCATTATCAAAGACATTTGTACCACCAGACCATGTCACAACAGAATTTACAGGCAACAATTTGGTAACCAATTTATACAAAAATTTCGGAGAGAAATAAACTGGTACTGCTCCATCTGGTACAAATGTAGAAACTGCATCTGCATTAACATATTTTAATCTAACACTACCTCTTGAATACAAGTATAAAGAAGCAAGTGTAGAATAAGCGTCAGCAGCAACATTAGGAAGAGCATTAGCAACTCCATTTTGTGACATAGCAGCAATACCAAAAGGTATAACAGTAAGTCGTTCATCAGGAGTGCCTAAAATTTGAGTACTAAACAAAAGTGGAGAAGCTCTTCTCAAATATTTACGGAAGTTTGTGATCTTTTCACCAATACATAGCAATGCACTATTATGAGAATCATCTAAGGAATTCATAGAACCCAAAGACGTGGTAATTTCGTTACATGAATTTGGTTCAGGTTTTGAAGAACCATCAAAAACTCCCATTTGAGGTGCAGCACCATAAAAAGGTGTATGACCAGAGAATGGATAAGGAACCGAAAATTCAGCATCAGGAGCCATAGATATTTCTAAAATAATAGAAACTTTCTGATCTACTGTATCTGGAGCAACTAAAGGATCTACAACATGTACAGTAAAAATCCCAGTAATATGTAGATCATCTGTATCTATGGCACATGGTCTCCACGGTGAATCAGAAACAAAAGGAACCTTAAAAGTAACCTCATTGTCAATACGAATATCAACAATTTCACGATGCAAATAAGGCAAATCTGCTACAGATGGTGTAGATGCAGCCACTTGAGCAACAGTACGTGGGGTAAAAGAAAAAGAAAGTCTTCCAGAATGAAATTCAGTTTTAACTATTTTAAACTTATACACAAAAGTTCCTCTCCAATACTTAAAGAAATTAGAGATAAATCTGTAAGGTAGGTAGTGTATCAAATTTAAACCATTAACAACAGTACTTAAAGCAGTTGTACCAGCAGGTCCAACTCCCCAAGAAGAAAGAGCAGTTCCTGTAGGATTCGAAACAGTCCAAGGAATTATTCTATCATAGGTTGGAATTGTAGCCAAAAAGGCAAAGTCCATTTCATCTAAATCAGTAGGTGATATACCTGTCATACTTCCTAACTCATTTTTGTAAGAAAGAGCTAAAGGAAAAGAATTATCGGGTCCATCGGTACTAGCAATATAAGGAAAAATCTCTTTATTCATGCGCTGAGAAGGCATTAAATTTATTGGTCGAGAATAACCAAATACTGCAGCTGTTCTACCAATAGTATCAGCTAACCAACCAGTAGTTGTAGCATAAGATGAAATCAAAGGAACACCAGTTAAAATAGACGACGCAGCTGTAACTTTTGCCATCAAAGAAGAAATTGGACCAATATTGGCAGAATCTTGTTCTGCATTAGTTTCATTTTTCTTTTTAACAGTAGTAGAAAATCTACCAGATTGTGGAGCTGCTGCAGAAATCAATTCTACATTTCTAGCTGAAACATAGAGTGTATAACCACAAGTTAAAGCTCCAGCTACTGCTGAAAGAGCAACATAAGGGTAAATTTGCATAACTCCTAAAGAATTATAGCCACTATTACCAGTTATAGTACGAACATGACAAAAATTGTATTGATTAGAAAAAGGAATTACAAATTCAATTTCTGTGTCACAGTTAATGTCAATTTCAGCATGGGGCATCTGTGTTCTTTGAACAAGTGTCATAGTATGTCCTGCCATCAAGGCTCCATTTTTAGCATTAGCATCTGCTCCACCGTAAGGTTTCCACAGAAGCATATATCTCCCTTGTTGAAAACGAGTTGCATTCACAACAAGTCTAAATACAAGATCCATACGAATACCAAAGAAACCTCTTATCTTTTCTACCCAAATAGGAAAATTAAAGAAAAACCCAGGAAAAACATTTGCCACAGGAGCAAAAGTACTAACAGTATCAGTACTAGCAAAATTTCCTGCAGAAACGATCATAGGTTTTGCTAAAAAGGTTTTTATATCTTGGATATAATTATCTGAAGCAGCCATATATAAACTCCTAGGAGTATATGTAGGGTTAACAACAGTGGTGGCTACTACATTAGCATCAGTAACAAATGTAGTGGTTGCATCCGTAGATGCTGCTTTAACGCCATCAACCACAGAAGTGGAAAAAGCATTGGTGATTTCATCGATCACCTGCGATGTATTAATTGAAGTATCAGCGAGTTAATATCTCGATCTAAGTCCTAACTCAGGGCACAAAGATCAAACTCTGAGGTCTCTGATTTCGCCAGTTTATTAGCAAGCCATCTGATAGTAAACCTAAATAGGTAAGCTTTTCATTTCTAAAGCAATGCATTCTCTTTTTGGTTCAGAGCTTTCATTGAGAATTTAAATAAACAAGATCAGTAGAAACAGTGTATACGTTGTTATTTATAACAGCCGCACAAAACTAAGGTAGACTACTACCATACCATCCTTTAAAATATAATAACCCAAACAACGATAGGTTTTGAGTGGGGGTGTTTCAGCTTCTTAGTAGAAGCTAATAGATTTCAAGGTATTTTGACGCCTCACATCCCATGGAGTGAGTAACGGCAAATTCCACTTATGAAAAGAATACTCTCTACACGCTGCTTTCAGCAAAGTAGGATAATATCGATCCCATGTGTCACAACTGTGGAGGGAAAGTTCATTCAAAGTATTCTCAAAATTAGTGGCTGAAATATTAAAATAATCAGTACCTTTCTTTGTCCACATAGAAAATTCAAGCACGACATCTAATTCAAGAGGAGCAATATATCTTCCACTCATAGGACAATATACCCAAGACCTTTTAAGAAAAGAGATCTCAGTTATGGGACGGAACGGTATAACAGCAGTTTCTTTCAATTCTGTTGTATATGTCATTCCAATACGAGACAAATATTTGGGCAAAGTAAGCTCATTATAGTAAGGAATGAGTTTTGGAATCGTAGAAAAACAATTATCATCACCTAAAATACAAGCTCGAAGTGATTCAGTACACTGAATATCTTTCAGACCCAATTCTGGATGTTCATCTATAACACAAATGAATACAAAACATAAACAAATAGCATTGTATACAGTATTAATAATAGCTGTAAGAGCATTACCAGAAGGCATACCTTTAAACCATTTAACAACGATACCTAAAAATATATGATTAGACGAATGTATTTCGCTAAATAAACCAGTTTTAATAGCTATTTCGCGAGGAGTTGCATTTGGATAATACACTTTACAAATCAAATTAACCATTATAATATGAATTATTGCCAAATGACTGGCATCAAATTTAGAATAATCTCCAGCACCAGCCAAAATTTCTTCAGAAGTAACTTCTCCCAAAAATTTAGCTATATGGTCCCATTCTTCCGAAAAAGGATTAACACCTATAGCTGACCAGTTTTGAATTTTATTAGATTTAAAATGAGAATCAAACCAACCAAAATGCTTTCTAAAAAGAATAAAAAGAATTAATGGTCCACCAGAAAACATGCGAGTTTTTCCTTCGCGTACTTTTTCAATTTTCTTACGTTCATCTTTTAAATAATCAACATAATAAAATTCAGGTCGATCTCCAGCAGCATAAGTAACCTCTGCTAGTTCAACTTCTTCACGTATACGTTCCAAAATATTCAAATATTCAGGAGAATTACGATCAGCAGTAAATAACAATTTCTTTAAATTATCATTACCTTGAACATTCATTGGATAACCTGCACTAGTACCACTCGGAATAGGACCAAAATTCTCATCACCACTAACACCATGAATAGCTTCTTCCAGAGTAAAAACTCTAGGTTCATATCTGCGTATCATAGTATCGTGTAACATATTAAAATATTGATTTGCAGCCCGCTCAACCTGTTTCCATGTAGAATCAGATATCGGAGGTGTATCAATATCATAATTTTTCAAAGCAACTTCCCAAGGATCAATAACTTCACCTTTAGAATTTTTAAATTGAAAAAGTTTGGTAGGTAACGTAGTATGCTGCTTAATTACATCAAAAATAGGACTTTTAGCAATACCAGATCTAGTGGGTACTACAGGAGGATTAGCAATAGGTCCTTCTATTACAAAATTATTAAATTGAGACCAATCTAATTGTGGAGCGGCTTCCTCTACCAAAGGATAAAAAGCTTCTAAAGCACCACGAATTTCTTCTTGTGTAAAAGAAGAAGCATAACCATAATTACTGGACATGCCTCCACTACAATGCAAACCATAAATCTTTTCTTTAGCAATAGAAGAATCCATTTTCGCAAAAATAGATCCACAATCACCATTAACAGTGATGGCATGATATCGATATCCTTCACGCAAAAACCAAGATTCATTGTTAAATTCATCTACCACATTCAGGGGACGATCTAAAATAGTAGTCCAAGCAAAGAAAGACTTATTAGCATTTGCCAAAAGTCCTTCAATCTGCAAGGAATCTTTCATAAGATTTTTCTCTGAAACTATATACTCGGTTATATCTCTACATGGTTGTACTCGCGAGGGCAATTCTACCAAAACAAGATCTTTCTTAGACAAATTAGCCAAATAGCGATCTTGTGGAGGTCCACCTGAAACATCAGGATCAAGTCTATACTCAAACTTCTCCAATATTTCGCGAACACTGATATAATAAGAAACTTCTGAACGAGATTTTCCATTACGTGATATTTTAAGTTGCACATCTAATCTACTAGGATCTTCATATAATCCGTTCGATAATGTCATTATATAATGATAATTCATTATAGCTACACGTTCTCGCAAAACGAGAAAATATCCCAAATGATCCCATGTAACAACTTCTTTAGTATTACCATACTCATCACTGGACTCAGTAATGTTCTTTTTAGAAATAGAAAAATGATTCGACTTAACTATTGAAGCAATGATATCTTGTCCATTGCTATCAGATCCCATCTGTGATTGTGCCACTGGATGGGATCTAACAAAATCTTTCATCGCTGTAGAATTTTTATATAATTTAGTTGTAGACTTATTACTCCGCATCTTGTCACCTTCATTATGTGACTGTGGATATACTTCATCATAAAATTCTCTAGAACAAAATATTTTAATTAAAAATTTTTGTATATAATGTCCTATTGCAAAACCAATTGCAAAACGAATAACTGTCATAACTATATCATAACCATGATTGCTAACAAAATCTTTGAAACGCAACAAAATAGGAAATTTATCAGATAATAATTTCAATTTCTCATAAAAATATTCCTTTATCCATGTGAAAATAGAAACTTTACGTCTAAATTTAACAACTGAATAAACAGGTAATAAACGTTGAGTATCATCTTCAATTAATAACTTAAATCTATCACAATCAATTCCTTTTTCCAATAAACAAAGCTCAATCATAACTAAATGATCAGCTAAAATACTTGGATCATAATCCAAATCAGGAAGATAGTGAGTAATTAAAGCTCTAGCACGTCTATGTGTCAAGTACTTAAAAATTAACTGCTGATACTTACCATGTCCAGGACGAAGTCCTGTAATATCTTCTTCATACACTTCTTCCATCTGACAATCTTCATCGTCTGAAACAGGTATAGAAGGATGAAATAACTCATGATATTTATCCAATGTAGCATTAAAAGTCTTCAAATTTTGTTCAAAATAAGACTTGTTTTTATCATACTTTGCAAAACATCTAACCATAACCTCTGTAAAAGATATAACCTCACCAGTAGGTTCACTGGTTTGATTATCTAATACATAGTAATCATGTACAATGTCATCCATAGTGGTAACATTAGTAGCACTATCTACAGGAAGAGTAGACGAATCTAAAACTCTATTCCACAAATCCTTATTTCTGGATTCTGGAGTTGTATGACAATGCTTTGGAACTACAATGTATGAAAAATGAATTCTTCTTTTAAATGCGGCAGGTTGTGCTAATGAAACTGGTTGATGATCTCTTATATTCGTATTAAGGAAAATATAGGGGGCTTGAAAAGTCACCTTACCTTTATTCTCTAACTCTGCCATATGTGGATAATATTCAAAACCATTCACAAAACGAATTAATTTCATATACTCATTATCTACGTTTCCAACAATGTCTCGTCCTTGACCGAAATCATCTATATTGACGATCCAATGAGACGAATTAAAACCATCCATATACTCATTTTCAGGAACACATGTGTGGATTTTAGTAGAAGGTTGTTTCTTAAAGGCTTCTAATTCAGCGCCAGTAAAATGTCTAGCAACCGTAGCATAATTTGCATTAGTCATGGCAACAGATTTACCAACACTAGTAGGACCTTTAAATTCTACCACCACAGGTTCTTGTCTAAATCCAGTAAAAGAAATGTTTTGTTGTTCTAGAGAAACTTGAATTTTTCGTAAAGATTGTAAATCTTGCTGTAGAAAATTTGAAATTTCTCTGGAAGATGGATCTCTAGGTAGACCCAACTTAATTTTTCTACCAGCTTCTATCAAAGAAGCAAGGTTAGACAATACTTCTTGACTAGCATGAATCTGATGATTATTATATCGTGAACAAAAAGATCTCACTTCAGTAAAATATTCATCATAAAGTGTATAACTAGTACTGAAGAATCTAAACATAGGAGCTTTACCTGTAGCTTGCTCTAAACAAATATTAATTAAATTTTCCGAAAATCTAAACGTTGTTTTAGCAATATCCACAGCGCCTCCTTTGACTTTAGAAAAGTCTTTAAGGAAGGCTAATATCGCAGATTGAGTGTCTTTAGTCTTCTCCAAGGACAAATATCCTAAGAAAAGAGAAGAAACTACTTCCACACTATTATTGAATTCGTCATTTGACATTTGTGGAACTGCAACCTCACTTTCATCTTCTACATCTAAAGAAGTAGGAAGATTGGCACCTATATATATCCATACAAAAGCAGTGGTCTTAAAAAGTTTACTATCATAAAGACACAGAGGTAACCAAAACAAAGCAAATAATGAAACTCCAACCCATGTGCGATATCTCAAATAATATATAAATGAGGCAAACATACACATAAATAGAGTATCCCCTTGATCACGAGATGTGACATTCTTAAAAGCTTCTTTCATCTTTTCAGAAGTGTCACGGGCTTTCGCGGATCCAGGTATTAAAGAGGTCAAGGATGAGAAAGCACTAAAAACGCTGGACGTACTATCTAAACTAGAACCTAAATTGGTAAATACCTTTTGCCAATCAAGCCTTTCTTCCTTATCAGGAAGTTTTTCTATAAAATCATCTACAGAATCAGTCATATTATTTATAGAATCAGTTAAATCAGTAAAGACAGGTATCTTCATCTGAGGAACTGCTGTTTCATATAATGAAACAAATTCTAAAGGTTTAATATTACTATCACACCAAGCATCCAATCGTTGAGCATGAACATATAAATAAAAATCATACTCAGACATAAACAATAGCTGAATGCCAACATAAGGATCAAAATATTCTTCAAAAGGATATTCCATAAGAAACTCCAAATGAGTATCATGACATACAATAGTAACATCATCTGTAGTATGTGAACAATATTGACTATATCGGGAAGCATGTTCCCACCAGTCGTCAATAGCATCATAATGACTATAATCATAATCAAAAAGATCATGTCCATCACCCATATTTCCAATCATTTGTTGAAACATTTGTGTTTCAAAATCTGATGGAGAATAGGAACGATCCATCAAATTTTCATCAACATATGTTTGATATCTTTCAACACATTTATAAGGGGGAAATTTCCAAGCACACCAGTCACTGTCAACTGCGTTCGCAAGTGGAGTGAGGAAATTTGGATTATCTGTAAACAAAGTCATCAAATAATCTATATTGTGAGGCCAATAAGCAAAATGTTCTAAAATTCTTATTTCCATTTCAATGATACGTAAAGGATTTCTAAAAGCAAAACCTTGACTACGTACTATTATCAGAAATATGATTATAGCATTTGGATATTGATCGTGATCAAACAGGTACATTCTAAAAACATACTTAACTAAAGAATCACGATATTCGATATTTTTACGAAAATTATTAAAACCAACAATAAATTGTTCGGGTTCAATAGTTAAAGTAAAATTATTATTGGTAAATTGAAAATCAACTAAATTATCAAGAATAGAAGTTAAATCTAAATCAAAATCACGATAAGGAATTGTTAAATTTTCAAAATCTGAAATATCATTAACCCAAGGCCAATCTGTGACGATTGACTGAGTTATTTCATTGAGTAAATTTGGCTCTACGGCAAGAGAGTTAATAACTGAATGCAGCATAGAGACAAATGATTCATAACTACTACACGGATGGTCGTCCGGTAGGTTTTTAATAAAAGCGGATGTATAAAAAGCGGTAGTCATTATTTAGTTGTATTTTCATTGGGTGTATAGGTTAGGCTGCCTACCAGCGACCCGTAGGTGGGCCAATCCCAGAATTATGTTTAACTTATTGTAAACAGATCTGTATTTTTGGGAAATTTTAGTTTTTGGGTTTTTATCTCGTCTAAGAAATTTGGTACTGTAGTCTTATTTGACGTATAGCGGGCTTAACTCGAAGTAATTAACTGCGGTCAGTTTACCACGAACAGGCTGATCCAAACTCTACAGAGTCTTAGATAATTTTATAAATTTTGTTACTGAACTCTTTGGAAATAAAGAGCTACTAAATCACAATAGTGATAAATAAGAAATAAATGGAGTCTTTTGTCTACTCATACTCAGGAGCAATTCAAACTAAAAGAAAATGGTATAATTTACAACAGACTTATCCAGGTCTACACTTGCATTAATTAATAATTATAATCTAAAATAAAGAAATAGTTCAATTACTATAAAATATAGTAATTAAGTATCTCAAATATAATAAATTATATTAGAATAAAATTAACATACACATGAATTTTATGTATCAA